AGTCTTTCACATCAACATGAGTATCAAACATATCTTTCCCGTCAGGTTCATACCTTTTGATACGGAATTGTTCAAATGCATGTGACTCTGGAAAGACTCTTTTGTCTACAAACTCATAGTAATCGTTTCGATATTCAAATGTCTTTGCTATCAGAAGTTTATGTACACTACTGATTTCTTTAGAGTGTTCTGTTAAATTTAATTGAGTGAAGGATGGTTTGCTGTCTGCATCAACACGTTCGTGCTTATCTGAATTCTGATCAAAGAAACCTATGAGAAAGTCACAGGTCTCTTCATCTAGTGCATCATCGTAGACACGAACAAAATCATTAAGTAGAACCATAACTGAATTCTTTCTTCGCAATCTCATCAAGTTTTTGCATCACTTCTGGTGTGAAGTATGTCTCTGGGTCTTTTAGAATTGCCTTAGCATAGACTTTCTTACCATCCATCTCATAACGACCTGCTACATTTTTCCAAAGTCCGCCAATCTCACCGAGTTCAAGAAGACCATAATATCGATCAAGACCACGCTCATCGTAATACAAACGCACCGTAACATCTTTGTTCTCCTTACTTAGACGCGACTTGTGAGTCTTTGCCTTGATAAGATTTCCAACGACTTCTGTTCCATCCTTCTCTTTCTTTTTGCTGAGATAGATGATTGTACTTGCTGCATACTTGAGACCAGAGCCTCCTCCCATTTCCTTTGTAGGATGATAAGCGCCAATGACATCGTAAGTGTGGTTTGTTACTAAAAGTGGAATGTTTGCTTGACCAAGTTTAAGAGTAAGCATACGGAATGCCCCTTTAACAAGTTGAGATTTGGTCATGTCCCTGACTTGCTTATCGTCTAGAGCATCACGAATCTCTTTCTCTGTGGAAAGCATACCTAAAGAGTCTAGCACAAACATACAGGGTCTGCGTTCTTCTTCAGGTTTTTTTAAGTATATGTCTACTGCCTGTAATGCTTTCTGCCTGAACTGTTCAACCGTAACAACATTGACAACAACCAGTCTGGTTAAGTCGATCCCACGACTTGTAAGAAGAGACTTGTTAACTGCTGCCTCAGTGTCAAAGTACAAACAATAACCGTCAGGATTACTATCCAAGAAATTCTTAACCACAGCGAGACTAAAGAAAGTCTTCCCAGTAGAAGACTCACCAGCAATGGCAGTAATCTTATTCCCAGAAACACCACCAAATATGCTACCTGAGACCAGTGAATTAAAAACGTAAGAACCCGTGTCCACAAAGGTTTCTGTGTCGTCGATGTCTGATGCGAGTTGGGTGTAGTCATCTCCAATCTCTTTTACAATTTCTTTTAAAAAATCCATTACAATGCAATTCCAAATTCTTCACGGGCAATTTTCTTATAAGGTCCGCCTGGATTATCATCACGGATTTCCTTAACTCTTTTTAGTTTTTGATAAAGTGCAGCATCTCCACCGAGACGCATAGCACTGATAATAGTATTCAATTCTTTGTCGTTGATAGGAAGATCCATTCTACTCCATTACGTTTTTTGATTCTGTGCAGATAACCCAATTATAACTCTTTTTCAGTTCTTTTGCAAACCACTTAGCATTGATCTGATCTTCAAAGTATCTGCTGTGCAGTTGAGGAGATAGTTCTCCTGGTTCGGACCAGCGAACAATGTATTTACTCACGAAAAGAAACTCTCTAAAGTTATTTTCTTTTCAACAGACCACCCGATAGCATCCAGGATCACACGCAGTGGATCAAGGAATGCCTTATTGAACTGCATCTCATAATCGACGTATCGTTCTAAGTCCAGTTCCTTAGGGAAGTCTTGGATAAAGGATATTACATTCTCTCTAGTCGGGTTTGGACTCTTCAGATAGCAGAACTTAATCTTGTCTCCGTTTTGTATGGGAGCATACTTCTTACCCAAACCACGCTCTTTTATATAGAAGTTATACAGCAGAGCACCACGACAATGCATTGGTGTTCCCTTTGCATAGATTGTATTAATGCCTTTATATTTGGTCACACTAGAGACAGACCTAGGGAAAGATATTTCTTCAACTGGTAGTGCTCCGAAACTCTTACGGGAGTTCTCAATGAATTCAATTACCTCATCCTCTGTTGAACTCATCACCAGTTTCAGACCATCCTTAATCATCTGACGACAGGGTGCAGGTGTGGATGACTTGACTGCTTCGATACCCATAATCTTCAGTTTAGGTTCTGCATATCGCACACCCTCACTATCCCACACATTAAGGATGTATCGTTTCTTAGCAGTCCAGATACCACGATCAGCAATGTTCTCTCGCTTCATCTGCATCTTCTGGTCATAGGCGTTCACATAGTCCGCCAACGCTTGGTAAGAACTCTCAATATAAGGTTCAAATTCCACCTCACAGACCTTATTAAGGAAATCGACAATGACCTCAGGAGTTTTCTCTCGGTCTTTGAATACCCAGTCAACAAAAGGACCCAGATTAAGATAAATGGAATCAGTATCTGAAGCAATAACATAATCAGTATTCTCCGTCTTAAGAATTTTGTTTAGTTTAGCATTCATCTTATTCTCAATCCAGCGGATAGATACCTGTCCAGATAGAGTAATTGCTTCTGCGTTTGCTAGTTTAAAATACCTGAAGTATTGATTACCAATAGCACCATAAGCAGAGTTAAGAGAAATCTTCTTCGCCATTTGAATGTTGTTACATCTAGCGATTTCCTTTTCAAGTGCCTTAGTAGGATTCTTCTCGTACTGCTGCTTTGCCGCAAGCATTTTCTTCTTGAAGATAACACGGTCACCATACATCTTCTCCATTAATTTGGGTAAGAATCCTTTGATGTCCTTACGATACATTGCGCCATTAGCACAAACCGCATAATCCTTATAGTCATCAAATGTCAGTTCTTGATTAAGTATTTTATTAACGGTAGTTGATGGGTGCCTGGTGTCCTGTAACGTCTCGGGAGAGATGTTGTATTGCATAATAAGGTGAGGATAGAGAGAGTTAAGGTCAAAAGACACAACCCAATCATACTTTCCCGGAAGCGGTTCCTTGACATATGCCCCCGCATATTGTGAATCCTTTTCTGATCTTTCCTTTGGAGGAATAACAATATTACTCCTCTTCAAATAGTTATAGATAATCGCATCCCAAGTGCGGACCTGAAAGAACACATCGTTATAATTCACCTTGGCGTCATATGCCATGGTCAATGCCAACTCAATCAGTTTCATCTTGTCTTCCAGACGGTCAACAAGTTCCACGTCAATGATGTTGTATTCAATGAACTTCTGCCAGTTACCTGTATAGAAGTCTCGGAAGGTATCAAACTCCGAGTGGTCCAACTTACGTTGTCCTAGTTCCACAAATGCAATGTGGTCTAGTCGATACGACTCTTGATTAGTATAGGTAAACTTCTTGTACAAGTCAAGGTAATCAATAACACTGATACCTGCCAACTCACAGGTAATCTGTGGGCGACCGTGCATCTGGATTTCACGTTGACGGACATTGTTCCAAGGAGAAAGTTTTTTGACTGTCTTCTCGCCCATCAGACGCTCAATACGCCTCACGATATATGGGATATCATATAGTTCACAGTTCCACCCTGTAATCACGTCAGGAGCAGTTGTCTGCCACCAGTCTAGGAAACGATTGATAAGGTCAAACTCATCGTGACAGAGCACGAAGGTGACATCCTTACGAGTGTTATTGAATGGTCGTGAAGCAAAGCAGGTGATGTGCTTAGTTGCAGCATTCTGCATTGTGATAGCAAGAAGTTCCTCTGCAACATTGTGTATGTCAGGGAAACCTTCTTCAGCAGCAACCTCAATATCGATTGTGTAGAGTCCAATCTTAGAGATATCAAACTTGATCTCATCCTCAGGATACTTATCAGAAATATACTGAGCAACATATCTATCATTACCATAGATGGCAAATCCATGAACATCCTTGTACTTCTCTACAAAATCCTTACATTCTGAAATCTTACCAGGTTTAATTGGTTCTACATTGTCGCCGTCAAGCGTCTTCCACTTTGAATCTTTCTTAGAAGGTACATAAAAAGTTGGTCCAAACTCTTCCCTGTAAGAGAATTGCTTGCCATTCTCATATCCACGTACCAGCATTTCATTGAATCGCTGATAGACATTAGTGTAAAATCTCATTTAGTCAGTGACTCGTATGCATCAAGTAGTTTTTGGTTGGGTTCAACCATAGTCAATATTTTATCAGAACTCATCATAACAACCTCATCATCTGATACACCAGACAACCAAGGTGTGACTTCTCCGAGATAAACCAGACAGGGTTTAGTCAGTTTGCAGTCGGGTTGTCCGATATCTGCAAGGACTTCCTCAATCTTGCTCAGTAAAACTAGCTTGTTCGTTAAGAACAACACCTGTACTGTCGGGGGTTCCGGTTCCGGCATCATCGAGTCTGGCGGCAACATCATCTCGTCTGTTGCTAAGTTGGTCTCTTCCACTATTTCTCCTTTCGTAAGATTCTACAATTGAATCGAGTGGGTCAGCAATGCAAACCACCCAATCTTTATTTACAATGATATCTTTATCCTTGGATAATCCCATCCACTTATAAAAAATCAACTCATGCTTTGGAGGAGCATCTTCTGCTTCAATCAGAATCTCTTGAGTTTTAATTTTAATGCAGTGGGGTTCACCAAAGAAGTAGGATACTAGATTATCATCAGAGTCACGAAACTCCTTGATATCTGCGATGACTTCCTCACCGGACTTCAGTAGTGCAATTTGTACGCTCATAAATCAGTATTCTCCTTCTGGTAGTATAGCATAAAAAAAGAGGGGTTGCAACTGGATTTTGCCAGTTCCCCCTCCGTCTGCGACGACGATATACTTTATTTAGATAGATTCTTGTGTCTGTGGATTTGCTAAACTAACGATAGACGATACGAGTACAAGTGGAACGAGAATAACTGCCCAAGCATAGACAAATGCAAGAGCAGATGATTTAATATCATTTATCATTGTATTGGAGTCATTTTATAAGCACCGAATGTTGTTGCTGAGAGTACTGCGATAATTACTAGAATTTCCATGGTCTAAGAAACAATTGCAGTAATGGGAACTCCAATAAAAATAGTCATTAGAGCGCCAGCTGCTAAAGCAGTGGTGGTGAAGTTCATTGATACCTCCTAATCGATTACATAATTATATAGAGTATAGTGTATCATAGTGATACACTTCTGTATCAACCGTAGCAAAAATTAGTCAGGATATTAAAACCAATTCTTTCTTTGGTGATGATCTGGTACTACTTTACTCAATTCAACAGTCAGTAACCCATTCTCAAAAGTAACTGATCTAACTTCCGTTTCATCACCGAGTGTCCAAGATCTGGTGAAAGATCTCTGAGCCATTCCTCTGTGGTGGTATGTTGGTTCTTCTTTTGGTTCTTCTTTTGTTCCTTCGACAAATAGTTTTCCGTCTTGAGTGTAAACATTTAATTCTTGTTCTTTAAATCCAGCAAGTGCTAGTTCAAGTCGTGATTCCGTATTGCTGATCTGAACTAGGTTGTATGGAGGATAATTCCCCTGCGTTTCATGGACGTGGGATAATCTATCAAATATATCATCCATACCGATGCTATACTTATTTATACGGTCTACCAAAGAATTTAAATCAGCAGAATGAAACTTCTGAATGTTTACCATTGTACTTCTCCTTTTAAAGCGAGATTAGATTGTGTGGACCCCGAAGGCATCCA